GAACATCATTGAGATTTATTTGAGAGGTAGATAGTATGACAAGTATTCCAATGAAAAAGAATCCGTTCAGAGAAAAGATGACAGCAATTAGAATTGTCAATCCTGAAACAGCTCAATCGTTAGGAACAATAACTAATTTCGATGTATTCCCTGGTTCGACATCTTTGGTTGCATTTCTAGACTTCTTTAATCTAAGACCTGAAACAGATTATATCTTATCTCTAACTGCCCACTTCCCTAACGGCACGTCTTACCCTGTCCATGCTACTAGAATTAATATCGCGAGACAAGATTTTGCGCTACTTGAAGACGGCTTTGGTATGGCCACTGGAAATTTCAGCTTTAATTTTACGATACAGAGCCCAAGTGATTTTTACTTTTTCTTCATCTTGATGGACGAAAACGGTCAGGAAGTAGATACAGCATATAGTTATCATCATTTTGGAAAGTGGGGATAAACGATGCCGGACACACAAGATAATTTCAAAACCACCCCTTCCAATGTTTCTTCAATTCACGCTTCTAAAACTTCATTGAAAACTGTACCCACACAAAATCGTGGTATAATGGAGTCAGAAATGTTATCGGAGGAAATTATTATGCCACAAGATACTTACAGCAAATCTGAAATCGACTTAAAACTTGATAAAATTAATTCTGACACCCAGCACGGATTTGAGAAAATTGATTTAAAAATTGACCAACTCAGACAAGAGATGAGTAGCGGATTTGAAAAAATCGGCTTGAAATTTGAACAAGTTGATTTGAAATTTGATAATTTCGAGAAACGTGTAGAGACTATGTTTCTAACTCAAGAGAATAAGAGATTAGAAGAGCAAGCTAAAAGCAAAAAAGAGTTCATGTATTGGTTTATCGGATTGTTAGTTAGTACTTTACTGGGGATACTAGCAATCATCGTAACCATTTTAACAACAAAATAACACAAAAAGGATAATAGCCTATGACTATTGAAGAGCTAGTAGACTCGCACGGTGTCACTCTCGCTTACTTTGATAATGACCTCTGGCATAGACCAGGAGTTTACATCAAAGAAATCAATATTATTTTCATAAACCGTGAGCTGTCAGAAAACGCCAAAAAACGGGTTATATACCACGAATTAGGGCATCTGGATCATTCTGCTGAACTTTATCAAAACAATCGCACTAGATGCGAAAATGAAGCGAATAGGCACATGATCCATAAACTGCTCGAAGAAGAGCTTTCAGCATCAGATGACCACAAGTCTTTTAACTACTTGCATTTTATGCAAAAGCACAAGCTTAGGACAGTAACAGATGAGTTGATGGTCATTGATGAGTACTACGAATTGATAGGGTGAAAATATGGACTTCAAAAAAATAAAAAATCTAGGTACTCACTGAGGAAGAATTTCAAGCACAGAAAGCTAAATTATTATCGCAATAAAAAAAGCCCTACACTCACCGTCGCCAAACTTAGAGTGTAGAGCTAGCACCACAGAAAAAACGTGTAAACTGGAAAACAGCCTTACATGTCCTTTTCTGTACCCATTTTACCAAAATTAAGGAGATATGACAATGTGGGTAGAACAATTACCAAACGGAAAATATAAATATTTCGAAAGATACAAGGATACTTACACTGAGAAATGGAAACGGGTATCTGTAACGCTTAATAGTGGCTCAAACCGAGCAAAGAAAGAGGCTCAACGCTTATTGGATGATAAGATAGCCCAGAAAATAGAATCATCAAGCACTACTAACGTATCATTCCATAGTGCCTTTAACGAATGGTGGGAGTTTCACCAAAAGCAGATTAAGTTAAGCTCAATCAAGAGCCTTGCAGCATCCGTTAAACGAATATCTGACGCTATCGAACAAGGAACAATCCTATCAAATATCAATGTCAGACTTGTCCAATCCTTACTAGACACCGCAGACTGGACAGATTCACAGAAATATCGTGCTAAGACTGTACTAAATACATTTTTCGATTATGCTATGGATCAACAACTTATAACTGATAACCCATCGAGGAAGGCACGATTACCAAAGAAGACCAATAAACTTGAGAAACAACAAGCTGCCAAGAATAAATACTTAGAACCAGACGAATACAGTCGATTACTGAAAGAACTCTACCGAAAGGACATAACACTGAGATATGCTCTAGCGTGTGAGTTTATGCTCCTAAACGGTTGTCGAATTGGTGAACTGGCTGGGCTGACTGTTTCAGATTACCACAAAGAGACACGTTCTTTGGATATACACACCTCTTTCAACAGATACATCCCAGAAAACGAAGGAACGAAAACCGTCGCTAGCTATCGGACCACCTATCTCACTAATCGAGAAATGGAAATCGTTGACCAGATACTGGAATTGAAAGAGTTAAGCGAAACAACCAATCCAGATTGGTATCGTAGCGATAAAATCTTCACGACCAACACTGGCAAGCCTATCCACAGTACAATCCTTAGTGCATCACTCCAGCGAGCTAATGCCAGACTGGAAACACCTATCGACAAGCACCTATCCCCTCACATCTTCAGACATACCACGATAAGCATACTAGCTGAAAACAACGTGCCACTAAAAACTATCATGGACAGGGTGGGTCATGCAGATTCGGAAGTCACCACTAGCATCTATACCCATGTCACAAGAAATATGAAAGACCAGGCAGTCAATATTTTAGATAATATCATCACGAATAATCTTGCCCCTTCCTTGCCCCTTGGGTAGAAAAAAAGAACCCTAGGTTTAACCTAGAGCCCTCAGAAACGTTGTTAAATCAACGTTTTATTTTTTCAAGTTGTAGAATGATTTCAAACCACGGTATTCTGTTAGTACAGTTTTAAATGCGTATATAATAGGAAGAAAACCTGTCAAATAAGGATATATGCGTGTAAGATATAGACGCTAAAATACATATAAAGTTACTAAAGTTTACACTTATTGCCCCTTATTTGCCCCTTTTTTAAAATATAAAAGACTTGGCAGCATGAGCTACCAAGCGGCATGAAAAAAACAAAAACATTGAACGTTAAAGTCCATCTATAGTGTACCTCTATTTAGATTAAATGTCTAATGCTATTCACAAAATAAAAAACCCCGACTAAAAGCCGGGGGACAGTTCGAGGAATTTATCGAAAGACGCCAAGTATTCCGAAGAATATGTTATCACTTATCGTGGAGATTAGCAAATATGAAAAAGAGCTATGAGATAACCTCGTAGCTCTTTGCCTATGATGGATAGATATATTATACCAAATAAAAAAAGCCCCAGCAAATGCTAGGGCTTCGACCACTACCACCATGATTTCCGAACTGTGGTCTGTCGGGAGGTGATATACTCCTTTTTTTAGTTTATAGTTTTCGTGGTCTGGCTTAATTATTCGTAATAGTTAACAAGGTCGTCTTTATCCCAACATGAGAGCCAAACCGTACCAAATTGGCCAAACTCGAAATGTCGGTAATAATAGCCGCCATAATAGCCACCGTCAGCCATGTCAGTGATGTTAGTTTCATCACCAGCAAAAGAGAAGAACATTCCAGCTTTGAAGTCTTGGTCTGCACCGTCTGGCAAGTCGTTGCCGTCAGCATCTACCCAATTAACCATTGAAACAGGAATACCATTCTCTGTCCAGTCGAATCCAACGGGTGCTAAATAGTCACATTTGATTTGCCAAATGCCGTTTACACATTTGACTTCATTGGCTTCATAGTAAGCCTTCGATTGTGGTACTACCGCAGTATTAGCTTGATTGTTGGTTTGAGGTGCAGTGTCAGCATAGCGCCAAACTTCGATATAAGCTGGCTGATTCCATCCGTAGTAATCATTCCAAGGGTAAGTATTGATAGCTTGCCCTGCTGCTCCTTGAGTTGAGAAGTCGCAACTGATGAAGTATGTATCATCAATCATGACACCAACGTGTCCACCAGCTCCACCAGAGCTAGACATATCAGCACCCCATGACATCAAAACGATATCGCCTGGCAATGCGTCCCATGATTCATTACGACAAACACGATAGAAACCGTTGTTTGATAATTGCTGACCAAGGGTTACTGTCGATGGTAGCCCTTGAATACCGATGCCGGCTTCTTTTAAGGCTTGCGATACAGACCCAGAGCAGTCAGCCGTCCCGTCTGTACCATTACGGCTTCCAAGCATCGAGTAAGTCAATAGTCCTCGATGGCTAACAAACCAGTTAATTAGTGATTGTTGTACACTCATTTAAGTGCCTCCTTATAATTATTTTTGAATAGCTTGTTTAATCTCCGAAAGCATTCTCTCCAACTCTTCGACCTTCTGTTTTAAAGCGTCAATTTCGCTTGTTGGTAGTTGAGATTTTGTGACAAGTGGGTCTTCCGCCCATTTATTTTGTTCCATTACCTGTTGGAAAAAGTTATTATATGTCGGAAATAACCCATACGCTTGATTGATAGTCAACGATGAAGATTGTTTCCCTTTAATTTCACCAATATCGCGGCCAATGGCTTCAATGACCTTGCTTAAATTGCTCATAATTCAACCTCCTTAGAGGGTGTTTTTAGCAGTATTATAAACGCTCACCAAATCTTCAGTTTCAATAGCTGTGATACGATTACCAAGTTCTGTAAGTTTAGTAATAATACCAGAATCAACATTACCACCACCAGTGGCGATTTTATCAGCAAGCTCTTTAAGAGTATCGAGCTCTTCAGGAGCACCACCGATAAGGTCTGTTTTAGCTTGTGCAATTGCAGTGTTAAGTTGCTCTTGAGTGATGCCGTTGGCGGTCACTTCACCTTTCTCAGCCTTGCCTGCTAGGGTTGTTTTAATTTCTTTGATATCAGCACCCACAGCTTGTGCAAAATCGTGTAATTTACTCATTTATTTATCCTTTCAAATTTTAGCTAGATTGTAGACATTAACGAGGTCTTCCGTGGATTCACTGCCACCACTGATTAACCCAGACTCTCGCAATTCATCCGCTAGTAGTTTTAATTTAGGGCTCTTGCCCGATGGAATAGCACTGTCTGCATTCAGTGAGTTCTTCACTTTAACCTTAAAATTGTTAGATGGGAAGATATGCCCATTCAGTTTAAGTTCGAGATAGTAAGTGCCAGTAGCCACCACGTTCCCCATTGAGAATGAAAAACGCCCATTTTCAACGGTGACATCTTGATAGAGTGCCACGGTTTCGTCATTCGACAGTGTGAGCTTACCAGTGCCGGACAGTTCCATGCGTTTGCCATCGTAACCCAAAATTTCAAAACCAAAGACTGAGGTAATATCCCCACTTTTGAGAATGTCACCTCCTTCGATTTGGTTAATAGAGGTCATGAGTTTAGCCATAGGCTAGTCCTCACGTGGTTCGTGGTAATTCAATGCTCGTTCGCTATCAGCTACACCCTTAGTGGTTGGATCAGTAACGATACCCAAAATAACCAAGATAACAACGAGAGTATTGACACCCTCTTGGATGTTGCTAGGGATTGTAAGTCCAAACTGTTGCAACATGAGAAATACTGCTGAGATAAGAGCTACCAAAGTAGCTTTGTTTTGTAAGCGAAGTTTAAAATTAATCATTGTCATTATTCTCCTTTGTTTCTTCCGAGTTAAGAAAAAACTTCTCTTTGTCGATGTTTCTCTTAACATATTTGTCGATATAAGGGATTTCAACCCCTAAAGCTGATAGACTAGCCAAAATACTAGAGCCGTAAGCGGCAATCATAGCAAAGATAAATGTATCTAGTACACCGCCCAGATTCATGAATACTGCGAACGGATAGAAGATGGCTACAAACGTAATCATGGCAGTATGACTGACTAGCCCTTTACGAAATTTTGAGCTTGAAAACTCATGAGCAGCCCAAGCCCTAGACACTCCGATAACGATATCGCTGAAAATAATAATCATCAGCAGGAACACCCATAAATGCTCATCAATACCGTGTGCGTAGAAGTCTCTGACCACGTCGAAAACCCCAAAAATGCCGTCTGGTTTTTGTACCATTACGCCCCCTTCGGTTTGAATAGCCATGCTGTAGCAACCCCGTTATTTTCTAGTTTGCCCCCTTTTGCAAAATCAGCGAACGGTTGATTATCGTAAGTGAAAGAGCCGTTAACTTGGATAAGCACCAGTTTGCCTTCTCCGTCCACTTCTTCGTGGTCCGGGGCTTCGATAGCGAAGATATCCCCGGCGTTGAACACACCGCCTTTTTTAGCGACTGGCAACAATTCCAAGTATTGCTTGTAGATTGTGCCATACTGGATATTCTGGCTCATTACCGCATTGAGAATGGACACGTTAGCGATTTTACGAGTAAGTTCGCCTTGTTCAGCGACTTTCTCAGCTAAATTCAAGCGGCTGTCAAGGTCTTTAATAGATTCCTCTGACTTGGCTTGGTAGCGTGCCAATGCTCCAGCAGGGTCCAACTCAGTCGCTAAGATATCCAAGATAAGCTGGATTTTAGCTTCATCCGTCTTGTTGGTGTGGTCGCCCGGCACATCACGGGTCAACCACGTCGAGCCATCTTTGGACTGGATAGCAATCCTCGTAGTTGTCGGGTTGGTCAGATAGCTTGATGTGACACTGAAATTAGATTTGTTCATTATCCACTCCTTTCTGTGCTACCTCGTTAAAGAGGTCGTTAAGGTCTGAATCAGACGCTAGTACATTTTGATAATGTTCTAGTTGTGATTTGACCTGCTCCAGTTCGCTAACTGTTGCCTGCAAGCGAGCTTTAAACTCAGCTTTTTCAATCGTCAAATTAGCGTTCTGGCTTGCGATATCTTGAATCATTGATGTGTAAATTTGTTCGTTCATAAAATCTCCTTTTACAACACTGGCATGTGGATGCCGTAGTTATTGTAACCATGCTGAATGAGTGTTTTAAGCTCGTTTGGCATTTTGATATTTCCTTCGAAGTGTTTGAACATTCGCCAAACCGCTGCAAGAGACTCTGTGATATTGATTGCTCCAGTGCTAAAATCTTTCCCGTTTTTCGGCGTCGCAAACTGGACTGACCAAATCTGTGAATCTTTTTCCATCATGCCCGGACGAAGTCGTTGCGTTACCGCATCTAAATCCCATCCATCGTTAGTAAACGTATGTCTAAAGTATGTTCTATCACCATAGAGATGCAATGTATCGATATCGTTGTTAGTGTTGTTTTGGATCACAACACCAGAAAACGTCGTAGCATTGTAAGCGTCCGTCCCTTCTCGGTTAGAACCGATAATAGTTTTGGAACGATAGTTGCCTTGGTCGATGCTTGTCTCGTATCGGATAAACTGCGCAGGATATCCGGGCTGAACACGTCTGATTGAAGCGGTATCTGCTCCCATTTGAAGATAGTTGCTATTCAAATCGAAAAACATTGAACCGTTTAACGATTCAATCCGTCCGCCTCGATAATTAAGACCAGTAAACGTGCCACTAGTAACGCTTGAAGCGTTTAGATTGACAACATCAACCAGTGAAGCGTTTAAGCGCCCGCTAGTGATTTTACTTGCTGATAATTCTCCAATTTTAGCCGAGCTAATGACACCATCTTCGATGTAAGTAGAACCAGTGATTTGAACCAGTTTACCGTCGATTTTAACCGAGCCGTCTTTGTTAAGATTGATTTGGTTGAGTACATCCCCCGACCTTGTTAGGTTCTTGACCGCCCATGAACCAGCAATCTGCGACATTTCGGACTTGGTGGCTTCAAGTCCGGTGTCTAGCTTGTCTAGTTGCTTATTAGTAACACCGAGATTAAACGCCCACTTATCTTCGAGATTTTCAACCTTCCAAACAGTACCCTTGGCCTCTTGGATAATCTGAGAAATAGACTGCCCATGTTCGCCAATAGTACGGCTGAAACTGTCAACAGTCGATTTGATTTCATTGAACTTAACTGTCACTTCTTGATTTGCATCTTTTGGCGATGGTTGCCAAGCACGATCCATAGTCCCCTCGTAGCAATCCAGTTCAGTGAAGAACAGCAATGACTGACTGCCGTTGGTAGTACCAGTATTATCGATACGGATAAAACCTTCATCGCAGTCGCCGGAGTTAAAAGTGAAGTGAAATTTCTTAACACCGCTTGTGGATGGCGAACCATCGAAATGCTTGATGTTAACTACTTTGCTAAATGTTTTAGTTTCGTTTGACTTGCGCCCAAGAAAATAGATATCCATCCCCTTTAGGTTACCGCCTGCCAAAATCGAAACATTAAGGGAATAAGTGGTATTTCGTTTCACTGGAAATCTCATCGTAGCGCTAGGCGTTGTTGTTGTTGTTGTTGTTGTTGTTGAAAGCAAAAACAACGGCTTAGAACCGTTGTAATAGAATGAATGACTTGACACAGATAAATTCGAGTTAGGCTGCGATGCTTCCCAATAGCCCCAGCAGTCCAGGCTGTCCGGAAAAGCTGAGTTACGGATCAAGTTCTCACCACCAACAGAAAGCGTGTCAATTGACGGAATCTGCTTCTTGACCTCGCTAATAAGCTGCGTTGTCCCTTGCTCAGACTGTTGGATAAGGTTTGTTACAGCCGTAGCCGTCGCAAAACCTTTGTTATCAACAAGTCTATTGACGTCAGACTCTTTCAAAAAGCCTTTGCTATCAATAGCACTGTCTAGGTCAACCCTAGAGATTTTAGTCTCAATCTTGCCAGCTAGCGTGCTGATTTGTGTTTCAGCGTTTGTGACTTTATTTCCAAGATTGTCAAAATCAACTCTTGAAACCTTTTGGGCGATAGAATCGGCTGTAACACGTAATTCTGCGTTAGTCTGGTTGATTTTACGCTCTAATTCTTGGCCTTTAGACACGGCACTGTCAGCCGTAGCTTTGGCCGTTTGAACTTCTGTCCGGTCTGCTTTCAAACTGATTTTGTTATCAGTCTGAGTGATTGCGGTACTATTAGCCGCTACGCTCTTAGACAGTTTGTCGAAATCAGTTTTCGATACTTTCGACGACACTTCACCGACCAATTGATTGACCGTAGTTTCAGCATTAGTGATACGGCTATCTGTTTCAGATTGCTTCTGAGATAACTGACTGACACCCTGCTCGGTCTGTGTTATCGTCGTTTTAACCGTGCTTATTTCAGCTTCGGTGTCCTCTGGTGCTACTGTATGCTGCAAGGGAATGAGCGTACCTCTGACAAGCATAGGTGGTTTGATTTTCAAATAGCCGTTTTTAACAACCGTAATATAGAACGGCCATTCACCGAGGGCAATGTCCTTACCGGCAGTGAAAATCAGCTTAACGTCAAACCACTCATTTTTGAGGTCTGTTGGGATATTGTAAGCAACTAGATTGTCATTGTTTTTATGATTTTTAATGATAATCATAGCGCCACGGTCAATGTCTACCCCGCTGTCAATGTAAACCGGAACCAAGAGTGAGAATGTTTCACCGGCTTTGATTTCTGGAATAGCCATGTTCCATGAGATACCACCATAAACATCATTCGAATAGCTATGAGACTTGATTAGGAAAGATTGCCCGTCCGTAGTAGTAGTAGTAGTATTTCCGCTTCCTCCGGGTTGACGGTGTAGATTCTCGAAGTCTGCTGATTTCAAAATCAAGTTACGACTGCCAAAATCTGTCGGAATCTTACTGTCCACACGGCTAATCTCAGTAGTGATCTTATTTCCTAGTTGAGTGATTGAGCTCTCAGCCGTCGCAAGTCTCTGAGTAGCATTATTAAAATCACTTGTCTTCACTCGTTGGCTAATCTCGTTAGCTTGCTGAGTGATACGACTTTCAGCGTTCAGCACTCGATTATTGACATTGTCAAGTTCTTGCTTATTGGCTTTGGATGCAATCATGTCCGCTTGCTGAGTGATAGACGTTTCAGCACGATTCACACGCCCTGTCAGCGTGTCTACGTCCTGCTTGTTGGCTTTCTGGCTGATTTGCCCAGCCTGCACTGTCAACGAGCTCTCAGCCTTGTTTAGACGCCCAGAAACAGCGTTGACTTCCTCTTTGCTAGCTTTGGCTGAAATTTGCCCTGCTTGCTGTGTCAAAACCGTCTCAGCATTAGACACGCGCTGACTGACTTTGTCAACGTCTTGCTTGCTAGCTACTGAAATAAGAGCGTTATTGATTTTGGCAAACTGTACTGACGTATCGTTTGACAATGTACCAATAGAACCCTTTAGAGCTTCAACTCTCTTTTCAGTCTCTGATAAGTCCGTGTTTAGCGTACTTTTAGCATTATCAACCAGTTTGACAGCTTCTGATAGTGCGTCTTTTTTAGATGCAGCAATCTTCTTCTCTGTCTCTGCACGCTCGACGGTGTCCAAGTAACGAGCTTCTGCGATAGCTTCACTCTTAACGTCGTTTAAGCGGTTAAAAGCGTCCTCTGCGGTTGATTTAGCTGAACTAGCTAATGTTTCCGCATTAGTAGCCTTGGCTGTGATTTCTGCAACCACTCTGTCGTGTTCCGATTGCTGTTTAGCCATGTTAGCTGCGACTTTTTCAAACTCTTTTTTGATTTTGTCTTGCAGGCCCGTGCCGTCCCACGTTCTCAATACCTCTTGCCACATTTCACCGGTCCAGCGATACATGATGGTGTGCCCTTCGTGTTCTGGGTCCGGCTTGTACCAAGAATCATTGATTAAGACTTGCCCTGGATGTGACTCTGTTGGATCAGTGCTTGTGTACCAGTTATGGTTAAAACCATTAGCGGACGGGATAAACTCTGGCAGTTTCTTGACAAACTCAGTGAACTCACCAGCTTTAAACTCGTCGAGTGCTTTGTTCACGGTACTCTGCACCTTCGCATCGTTGCTTTCGCTAACTCGGTCCCCTAACTTAATGTCGCTAGATTCATTGTTTAAGCGGTTGAATGTGATTTCAAAGATGCGTGTATCATAATCAAGGTGTCTGTCATGTCGGACAACTCGGATAGTGTCCCCGATTTGAACGCCCTTGAGGTAAACCGTTGATGTTTTAAGTGTCAGCTTAGGTCTTGAAGATTCAATCAAAGCCTCGTAAGTCTGCTTGATAAGTTCATTCTTGTCTTCTTCCTCGCTAAATTCGACAAACCCAATCTTAGGGCGCATCTTGCCGTCTGGTTGTTTAATGCCGTATTTAGCGGTCATTTCTGGAATTTCAAGGTACTTCTGGCCAAGGGGCTTGTCTAGTGGGTCACCTTTGGCTTTTGACCAGACAATTTCCTCGAAGTTGATTTTACGACCATAGCCGTCAGCATCTTTACCGGTGTCTTCTGCTGAGCTGACTTGCTCCCCCTTACCTCGCCCAACTAAGGCGGTGTATAGGTTTGTTTTTTCAACCTCTTGCAGAATCTCTAGGGCGTTATGTCCGTAAACTACACGCTTACCGACTGCTTCACCTATTTTGCGCTTGAAATCAATGTATCTAGCACCAATCTGACTGCCGTTCATTTCAACAAAGAACTGCATTTCTAAGCCCCAAACCTTACACACTTTTTTCAATGCGTCAAACGTGGAAATGTAATAGAAATTAGTGCTCTTTGGGTTTGTTTCAGCAACGAAACGAGGGGACCAGTTCGTCCCGGTTAAAAGCCATTCAATGACCGGTCTGGCACGTTGGTCCGTTGGACGCTTGTCGTAAACGACTGTCTTGCGTAATTCCTCAATACCAGACTGAACACCGATAAGCGTTGTGATATCCCCTTTGGTATTCCCTTGGGCGATATAGAAGTAATGGAATTTATGGGTATCGTCGATTGACTGGATAGCCATGTATTCCAATTTTGCCAGCTCGTCATCCCTCAAGGCTTTCATTTCGACAGTCAAGCGGTCTGAAACGTAATTTTCAGTGGTAAGACTGAATTTTTGCAAAGCCGTCTTAATTGCAGGTTTGCGAATAATCTTGATAAGTTTTTCGTCCTTATCGAATAAATAGATCATAGACTTTCATCCCTCCACTGAACTTCACGAATCGCCACGTTTTTCCCGCTCAATCTGTCACCGTCTTTCACATAAAACTGCTCTAGTGGGCTAAAACGTTGTAATTCACTTAGGATATTACGACCATCATAAGTAGCAGTCACTTCTTCGTCGCCAAATTTAATGACGATTTCCTTGTTAGCTGCATAGCTACCTTTGAATGACAGCTTGGTTTGCCCGTTGATGATTTCGAATTCTGTTGCCGCTGTCGATGTCATGGCTACAATCTTCTCGGGTATTACCTTCTTAGCGTAAGTTAGATAAACAACGTCGTTAGAACGCTCTGGAACCCGTTTTTTATAGCCGTCTGGCACTAGCAAAACGAAACTGCTAATGACTGAAAGCCTATCTTCCTCGACTTCGTCCGCTTCCTTGAATATTGCGTAGTAAGTGAAATCCGGCTCATCATCAAAAGTTACTTCAAGATAACCGCTAGGCCCTACCTCTCTCAAAATGCGGTTAAGCTCTCGGAAAGAGGTCCTCATGACTTGGCTAGTAACCGTAGTTAACTGATACTTAACTTCAATCTCACGCTCTGAATCGTTGACACTGTCCACCCAAACACCACGGCGCCCAGGAACTCGAGTGGTTGAAATTTCACGGTTAAGCAACGAACGCCCCTTAACTGTAAGTTGTCGATACCCTTGGATGATATCTTCAATTGGTGTTCCGTTGATACGCATGTTATCAACTGGCGCTCTTTGCAGCACCGTTGATTCCGTGCGCTTCAATGAAGCATAATCATACATTAGCTAAAACCTCTTTTCTCTCTTAATAGTTATCAAGCATTAATTCCATTGATTGAGCGTTAGTGATGTCCTCAGTAAATGCTCTGTAAGTTGTATCACCCATTTTAAGCACGATGTCCGCTGCTTGTTGAGTAACTGACATCTTGCCGCCGTTGAATGAAACAGATGGATCATACCCTGCTAATCGACCTAACTGGCCGTCCATGCTACCAAGCTCATCAGTGATAGCTCCGTTGATATCTTGACCAGTGAATGCGTCGATAGCACCTTGGGCCATATAGCGCATTGAACGGGCTACTTGATCCGCTTTACTGTCGATACCGATGATGAAACCTTTATCCGTGTAGATACCGAATTGACGGAACACACGGGATGGTGATTTGATACCAAGCAAGGCTTTAGCTCCATTAATCGCATTACTTACCGCGCCTTTAACTGCCGAAATCAGCTTGCCGGCTGCGGATGTAACCCCGCTAACGAAACCGCTAATCAATTGAGAACCGACGCTTGCAGCTTGTCCAACGAATCCACGGGCTGCACTAAGTGCACCACTAAACGCTGAGCGGACCGCTGAAATGATACGCTGACCGGCACTTGTTACCGCTGAGACAACGGCACTAAATCCGCTAGTGATAGCTGATTGAATTGAGCTCATGGCACTTGTTACTGCTGATCTAACAGCGCTCCATGCTGAGCTGATAATGCTCTGAACAGAACTCATGGCACTTGAAATGATTGACTGGATAGATGACCATGTGCTTGATACAGTGCTAGCAATCGCACTCAATACGCTACTAATAAGCGACAAAATGGCATTCCAAATCGCACTGATAGTGGCTTGAATAGCTGACATGATTGACGAAATAGCCGCTTGAACTTGCGAGAAGTTACCAGTAACCAATCCGACAATAGCAGCTAATACACCAGCCAAAACAGCTTGAATCCCCGTCCAGATAGCGTTCCAAATTGCTTGAATAGCTGACAAGGTGCTTGAGATAATGCTTGAGATACCGGCCATGATAGGTGACAGAATAGACATGATTGTATTCCAAACTGTTGAAAATACTGTCTGTATAACTGTCCATGCTGCTGACCAAATGGATTGAATCACGGCAATACCAGCACTAATCACATTGCCAATTGCGGTCATAGCTCCACCAGCGATTTGTTGAAGCAATGCCCAAAGCGTTTGGAATGGAATAGCTAACAATGCCCATGCTGCGTTCCAGATTGCGAGAATGAATTGAATCCCCGCTTGGATAATCGGACCAATAGCATTGATACCGATTGAAACAAGTGACTTGATGCCTTCCCAAACAGTAGACAAGATAGTTTTGAGTGTTTCCCACGCTCCAGACCAGTCACCTTGTAAGATTTGCATAGCCATCTTAATGATGTTTAACACGATTTCAAGAGCCGTGGAAATGACAGTGGTAATAAGTTGCCAAGATGTAGAAAACAATGTAATAAGCAAATTCAAACCAGTTTGAACCACTGGGAGAATGGCGTTCATGACGCTTTCAATTATTCCCTTAAACATATTCCAGTAAGTCGTCGCCGTTTGCATAATCAAGGCGTGGTTTTCGTTCCAGAATGAAGTCAACTGACCCCAAATTGACATGACAAACGACACAATGGCTTGAACGGCGTTAGTGATTGCGCTCTTGATAGTTTCCCAAATTGCAATGACTTGCGAACGGAAACTTTCGCTATTGTTCCATAGATCAATAAGTGCAGCTACTACCATCCCGACTGCTAACGCAATCCCAGCGAACGCAGCAAGTGAGGCAGCAGAGACACCCTCTACAGTAGAAGCGAATGAAACCATAACAGACTCACCGCCTTCGAAAGCCATTGAGAATCCTTCTACCGCTTCCGTAGCTGTCGAAAAGATTCCTAAGAACTCTCCGATAGTGCTAATTGCAGAAACGACGTTACCCACCCACGTTATCAGTGTACCGAGGGCAAATATTACCGGCCCTACAGTACCGATGATTAAGGCTGTCCATTTAACCCAGCCGTCAACTGGCAGATTGTCCCAGATAGTCCCTAGAACACGCACCACATTGTCTTTAAACGTGATAATAGTCTGCTTCATGTTTTCCATGAGCGTCTTGATATTAGCTTCGTTATTACCAAGGCCAGCCACCAAGTTCTCAGCGGCTGCTTTCATGGAATTAAACGAACCCGAAACAGTTGTACTTGCTTCTTTCGCAGTCGTTCCGGTTACTCCCAATCTGTCTTGAGTAATACCGATGGCATCAATCAAGGTGTGGAATGGAATATCACGGATATTGTCAGCTGTAGCTTCAAATTCGCCATTCAAGACACCAGACTCATTGACCAAACGAGCCATTTCGGACATGGTACCACCATACACGGTACATATTCGCTGTGATTCGCTAAATCACAACCGTCTTTTGAAGACTGCTCTATGTCGCCATAGAGATTAGACTATCTCTTATGTATTAAATACATCCTAGCGCTTCGGCTCGCTTGAGCCTACTCTACTCCATTAAAAAAACACCCTTTCGGATGTTTCTTCTGTTTCGATAGTCGTTACACTTTCCTATTTCTAGGCTTAGCACGGTATTGTCTACGCTACACGGCGTAGAGTTTCACCGTTTTCACTAGGTTTATACTCGGCTATGGTTTTTCTACCGAGTTTCAAGTTGTCCAGCATTGAATAGTTGTCCTTGGCAAAGCCTTGATAAGCGTTTTGAATATCGGTCATGTTAGTACCGAATTTATTCGCATTATCAGACATTTGGACAAGCGCTTTATCCCCATACTTTGCAGCCTTGGCAGTATCACCGCCTAGACCTTGTAGCAAGGTAGCTGAGAACGACGTCACCTGCTCCATGTATCGATTAGCAGATACACCAGCCGTTCTATATGCTCGGTTGGCGTTCTCGATGACGTTGGTTCCCTCACGGTCCATTGTGTTATAGAGCGCTTGGGCTTGTTGTCTGGTCATGCCGTAGTCTCTGGCTAGGGTGTTGACGCTTGAACCATTCTGTTTGAACAACGTAGAAACACCACCCAAAGATTGCTCAAGGTCTGCATAACCTTTGATTACGGCAGTTAACCCACCGACCATCGGCAGTGTGAAAGCTGTGGTCATTCCAGCTCCGACTGACTGCATGGCACTACCGACTGACTTTAAACTGCTACCAACTTGAGCAAGCATGCCCCCAGACTGATTTCTCAAATCAGCAAGGGCAGACTTGGCAGCATTGACACCATTGGTGAAGTCGCTTGAGTTGGCACGTAATATGGCCGTAACGTCAAAAGATGCTCCCATTAACTACCCCCTTTCTTTGTTTGATTGATGATCCTATTCTTATCAGCTAACGAGAGCGCTCGACTTCTAGGCGCAGTGTCCTCTGGTTTAAATATTTTACTGAACTCTTTTTCATGGTCATAAAACTCATTAAAGGTTCTGTAAGCTGAGCGAACACTCTTGCCCTTGCCTTTGGTAGCTTGCACGGTCTGGTTATACCATGCTTGAATTGCTGCGTTAAAGCGGATGTCCTCTTGTTTAATTGCGTAGGCGGTGTTATACACCTCGAACTCAACAAGCGTTGTCCTGGCAGCTTCGACGTAGCTCATGCCGTGCCTTGCAATCAAGAGGGCCATTGCGTCGTCATAGCTGAAATCATAATCTGGTTGACTTTGCCCTACTCTTGAACGTTCATTGCGAGTTTGAGTAGGGATGACGCTTTTAACTCGTCAATAATAGAGTCGATTGTCTCCTTGTATTTACCTTTGTCAATCAAATCAGCAAGATAGGCTTCAATGTCTGCATCACTTGGCTTTTGTGGCGCTGTAATCGTACCAGCTTTGATGATGTCCACGAATGCAAGAGGGTCGTTGATAGCGACACCGGCTGAAATCAGTGTCATGGCACCGTAGCCAGTCTTCATGCCTTCGAGCTCTGCTGAGTGCAATTTGTTGATCTCACGCAAGAACGCAAGTCCGAAAATCAAATTAAAGTCTCGTCCGTTGATAGATAGAATCATGTTTTATTTCTCCTTTATACAAAAAAAGCAAGGGCACAAAGCCCCTGCAATTAGACTAGATAGATGAAACTAGGCCGTCTTCTTTAGCAAGAGTGTGGTAGTCGTATTGAGTGCTTGCGACTGCTCTCTTCTGAGCTTCTGTCAAGCTATCAGTAGAAATAATACCGTTGCCGTCGATAGCCATTTCATAAGAAAGCTCAACTTTGTCGTCAGCGGGTGCTGCGATTTCAAAGTTTTTAAGGTAGCCTTGGTAATATTCAACGTCATAGACATCTTTGCCACCAGAAGCGCGTTTAGAAGCAAGGTCAACTTGCCAGCACTCTACTTTGTCGCCTGCGATGAACCATTTACGCATTTCACGCCACATTTCAGTAGTTGTGCCATCTTCACGATATGCAAGTGATACGAATTCCCCAGACACTTCACCGTCTGAAATTGAGTTAACCACACCGTCTTTTGTTTTGGTTGTTTCGACCTCTTTTTCAGCATTGATAGTGTGTTCTGTTTGGAAACGTACTTTAGCAGCGTCTTGCGTCTTTTGGTCTTTAACACGACGGAAGAAGACCATTAGGTCTTTACCCAAAATAAGTTCTGCCATTTATTCCTCCTTTTTGATATAAGTAAATGAAAAATCCAGCACAATGTGGATCAATGGCTGGACGTCTGTATTATCTGGTAAGACTTGCTTGTCTGTACCAGTCTTCAATAAGTTGTATTCAAACCCTTTAATTCGTTCGCTAGCTCGTTCCAACGCTTGGCAGTGGGTGTCTAGCTCTGCACGCTGCACTCTAGTCCCGTAGATATGGACGGTTTGTCTTATCGTTCCAAAGTTTTCGTTATTGAGTGTAGGCGCTGAACTGTTCTCGCCAATAAATGCAAATGGATAGCTAGCGGATGAGTCGGGTAAGTAGTCGTAAGTTGCCAGTTTCTCACTAGCAATAGCGAATAGATTTCTGAATAAGTCGTGGCTAGGTGTCATTTAAAGGCTCCTTCCATAACTTTACGGATTTGTTCAGTGAAATAAGGCTCGATTTGGTGCATCATAGGACGCATAAACGGCTTACCAGGCTGATAGCGTGTGCCAAACTCTTGGAATCCGCTATAAGACGCTGCTGAATGGATGTGCGATTCTTCGCCCAAATGCCTAGTGGTGATATTAGCTCTCAAGAAACCAGTATCCACTGGCGCAAGACCTTTTGAAATGCCCTTGCCTTTCTCGGCTGAGTTTTTAAGGGCGTTTTGAGCTTGTGTTCTAACCCCTTGACTTGCTTTGTTCAAAGCAGCAGCGAGGACTGTGTCCCCTCTCCACTCGATTGTGAAATTAGCCATTTAGCTCACCTCGCTTCAATCGGATTGCCCCTTTTATCGGTGCGTCAATGCGTTCGATAGGATAATACTTCTTACCCTCGTATAGAGCGTAGTCAAACGGCTTCTGCTCTTGATTGAATCGGCATATCATGACCACGTCTGACCTGCTCCCGTAGGCTTCAAATGCACGTTGTTGGTCAATAAAATTGACTAAACAAGGCACAATCTTACTAGACTGTGCCTTTTCTTCGTGTTTATCAGTTATCGGGTTGTAAGTCGAAGCGCCCTGCTTCACTAGCTTGATGCGGTGCGGTGTTTTCATAGAAACTTCACCTTACCTTTTCGAGCCAGTGAACCGTCCAGGCCAAAATCTTTATCCAAAATCTTTCTGTAAGGTTTGAACATGTCGTCCCAATCCTCGTAGGTGACTGAATAGCCGTCTACGTTTTCGGTTTTGACACCTTCTGACCCCTTGCGACCATAGAGCTTGTAAACAACATTTTCGATGATGAAATGATATTTCTTGTCAATCTCGGTTGTCCCGACTAGCGCTTTGAAATAGCTCTCAGCGTCGTTGACTAAGTCTTCAATCAATTCATCCTCAAGATCGTCTTCAACGTCGATACCCAACCGACGCTTAATCTTCTCAAGTTGGATATCGTTCATTTTAGACCTCCTCCGCAGCCTTTAGAAGAACTTCTAAATCTGCTTTTTTTGCTTTGGCATCGTACTCGACACCAGCTTCATCAAGTTTTGCTTTGAGCTCCTTGACTGTAAGCTCTTTTGGCGGCTCGACTTGTTCGATACCACCTTTTTCAAGAACTTCTGCCACACGCTCTTTAGAGGGCTCATAGCCTTCTCGTGGGTAAACTTCCCCGACTTGATAGATATACTCGTTATCTTGCAAGTCACGGAATGTAATCTTAGCTTTATAGGTCATTTAAACCTCCTGACTAGACTCCTACTGGTTGGATCGCTGCAAATGCTTCGTCGTTTGGAATTGCCACGGCAATTTCAAAGATAGCACGGAGTGCTTGCATGTCTTGTTCGAACAAATGAACGTCACCAGAATCGAGTGTGCCATCATTTTGAACTTTAGACAAAGTAGCTTGGTCTGCGATTTTAAGACGCAAGTTAGTACCGTTTGGAATACCATAAACCAAACCGTTGAAGTTACCAGTAATCAATGTACCTGCTGGGTAAGTTTGCCCATCTTGCAATTGAAGTTGAGAATATGGAAGGCCATCAAGCTCACCGATTGCGTTAGGGTTAGCTGGTTTAGTGAAGATGTGTTGACCGCCGTTCACATTGTCGACAATCCCACGGAGTGTGCGGTTGATAGTGCGGTGACCTACGAATGCGTTAGGTTCTTTTTCTGATTTATCTTCAACATCGTAAATGTTATTGAGGTTGATGTCCCCAGATACGACGTTTTGAGCACGTTTAGCAGACGCCAAGACGTTAGCACCGAACGGGTTGTTATACAAACCAAGGAACGCAGCCCCGTCGATTTTCTTGTTAAACAAGTCAACAATCTTGTCCTTGATTGACTCAAAGAAGTCAGTCCAAGTGTAGTTAAGGACTTCTTCTGTTACTGGCAAGATAACTGCCAATTTGCGAGATTCAAGAACGTAAGATTTAGTTTGTACTTTTGCTGTACCGATTTTTTGACCTTCACCCACGAAGTAAGCGTCTGTCAATTGACCAACTTCAACACCTTTGCGGACCATTTTGCCGTCCATTTCAACTTTTTGGCCAAGCTGAATAACTTTTGAAGTTTTAACGAGTTCGTCAGTGAATAGATCAGTGATTTGTTCTGATGTGACCTCTTTTCCAAGAGAATCAGACAATAGGACTGTGTCTGGATTAAATTTTTGTTGAGCCATGCGCTCTCCTTTCTTAAATTAGAAATTAGTGATTTTGGCTTTGTCAAACTTGTCTTTTCCACGATGTGAACGCCCTTCCTCTCCACCGCTTGTTCGAGGTGGTAGAGCTTTGGCTTCTTCTCGTTTCTGCAAGTTTAAGATGTTAGCCATGTTTGAAACAGCTAGCTTAGTAGCTTCTTCATCGCCTTTGACAACGAAAGCGAGCGTTGACTCATTGACGGGCACACCTTGAGCTTCGAGCTCTTTAATAGCGATATCCTGCATTTGACGTTGAGCGATTTGGGCTTGAAGTGCTGCAATTGTGCTCTGGGCTTCTTCGAATTCTTTATCCCGCTGTTTCTGTTGCAGTTCTTGAAGTTCTTCCTCACTCATTTTAGCTTTAGCAACGGCTTCCTCGATTTGAGATTGAATACCGGTTTGCATATCAGCAATTTCAAGAGTATGTTTTTCTTCCATCTGCTTGAGTCTACGCTGCATCTCAGCAACTGACACCATTTTTTCCTCTTTTTCCGGCTGGCTAGCTTCAACCTCTTGAGGATTCTCAACTGTTTCAAGTTCTTTTTCTGCCATGATAGGCTCCTTTCTTTACGCTTTAACGTCCAACCTCGACGAACTCATGCAGCTTTTAACGTCCTCAGCACGGTCTGGACAAGGGCTTACTCGCCCCAAACGCCGTTAACAGCTTCTTCATCAAGCGTGCTGCCACCGGCTTTGTATTCCATTTTGATGTGTCCATACGCTGAACAACGACAGTTAGGGTGCATGGGGTACATGTTAACCCCTTTTTCTGCCTTGTTGATTGGTATGGCTTTTTTATCCAAAGGCTTACAGATATCGCAAGCCCCGCTTTCTGCAACATAGATTAAATGCGTAAAGTCATTCTCCTTCAACATCATCAATTCTGTATCAGCATTAATACGAGCTATTTCGGTCTTGAGTAGCCGTTGGGCATTGGCCTGGCTTGTGTTGTATTTCTTAGCTAATCGCTGCCGTTCTTGCTTAAAACCGTCCATGTCGGTGAAGATACGTGCTAACGAGCTAAACACATCCTTCTGCATGTTTGCATGAAGTCCGTTTCTGCCCCATACTCTACGACTGAAATTCTGACCGTAGAAATCAGCGTCTAAAATCGCTCTCATGCGACTTACTGCATTGACGGCAGAATTGCCCAAAATACCTGCTTGACGCCTAAACTCGGCTAAATATTCGCTCTCACGCGCCTCGTCAAAGACTTCGTTAACGTCTGATATAAGGCTAGCTATTTCAAGCCTTAATTCTGCTTTGAGCAGCTCCAGACGGCTGACTTTCATTTTCAAGTTAAACAGTCTCAGCCATTGGTTAGTACTGTGTGAGAAATCCTTCTCGACTACTGCTTTTCTAGCTCGGTCTCTGTACTCAGTGACATCGAACTCACTAGCCCGCTTCATCGCTTCTGCATGGCTTAACCCCTCTTTGTCAGCGTAACGCATGTAAAAACCGTTTATTTGGCTCTGCATGCGGTTATAAGACACTTGATAAAGCTCTTTTAAAACCTTGTCACGCTCTACATCACGCTTGATTAGGTCGGATTGTGCTTTCCGTTCGGCATTGTAGCGTTCATTATTCGTCATCATCCTCAGCACCTACAATCTGGCTAACTTCTAGATCAGTAGCCCCGCCTTCTTTGAGCAAACGGCTCTTTTCTTTGCGTGCATCGGTGAAACTAGCTGATTCCATAAGTGTTTCTTGTGAGATTTCCATGCCAGAATTGATAGCTGATTGAATCTCAGCCCATACATCCGTTGGTAAGTTCTCATGAAATGTAAATGTCAGCATGTCAGCGTCCACTGGTTCGATACCTTTGAGATTGGTAGACAGCAACTCAAGCAGTTTATAGCGTCTTCGGAGCGCTTTGACAAAGAACCCACGCTTAACGGCTGTAACTTGCTGTAAGTCAACTAGCTTGTAGCGGATAGCAATCCCAGACGTAGCTGAGAAAGTCGAGTCGTCCTGCAAATTAGGCAACCCGACAATGCGGAAGAAGTCTTTAATCAGACGTGATTTGTACGCTTCAACACCGCTGACATCGTATTGCTTGTAGATATAGCCGGCATCTAGTGATGTTTGTTGTCCGTTGTGTCCGACACCACTTTCAAGAACAAGCATGTTAGCGTGTTTCATTTTCATGATGTCAGACGCATTCATGCCCGTACTTTCGACATCGCCCTTGATAACCAACATGGCGTCATTAAGGTCTGACATATAGTTAGCCGTGTCAGATTCCGCTGCGTCGTAAGCGTCAATGATTGGAATACCTTTTTCCCAGTCCCCCGAACGCTCACGGTTATTCTGCCATTCAACCACTGGCACCATTCCGAACGGGTTTTCTTTGCGTTCGATTTCTTGCCAGTTTGGATCATAGCTGACAATCTTGTTATCTGTGTAGACTGTGACAAACATCTCACCGTCATACACTGGGCAATGTACAGCCGCAATGATATCCTTTCGGACGTCTGCGCTACGAATAGTGAACATTTCCCTTGCGTCAATCAAGACTACCGCTGGATTGCCAAACTCGTCATAATAATGCAGCTCGAACGCTCGCCCAAAACGTGAAGCGTCATAAACTAGCTCACGGTTAAGAGCTTCAATGTCGTTGTAAGCATTGAAATCGTCAATAGCCGTCAAATCGCTGTCAGTGTCAGTAGCGCCAATTGAAATAGGTTGCCCCACCGTGTAACCCGTAAAGAAACGGCTAGCTTGTCCGCCCAGGTCATGCCTAATACGGTAGTCAGCTTTCTCTGGTTCTAGTCGTTTACGACCATTTAGAATCGTGTAGTTATTCCCGTTTGAGTAGCTCTCTAGGATATTCAAGCGGCCTATCTGTCCATCTTGAAACTGAGCTACCATTTTTTCTAACTTCTCACGCCCTTGGAACGTGTCCACTAGGTCGTCCGCTGATTGAGTCATGAAGTGTGTGTTAGCTTCTTTTGGAAAACGAAGAAAGTCTTCACGTTTTTGCAAGCTAGTCGGCTCCATATCTCGCTCGAATTGATACGATCTAGGAATATACTGTCCTTCATGCAAAATATCGTCAGCACTATGTGTTGTATTCGTCATTCTATCTCCTTATCAGTTTGTTAACCCGTCTTATCTTAGCGTCTACGTTCTGTCTATCTTTGACAAAGATAAGGTTTTGTAGTGCGTATCTAATAGCGTCGATACAGTGGTTATAGCTATCACACGGCTTGTTGATGTACTCGTTTGTATGCTTATCTTTCTGCCATGTATAGTTCTCAAGTTCCTCAATCGTCTTGACACATCTCTCATCAACGATGATGTCAAACTGCTGCAAGAACTGAATCCCTTGTAGAACCGAGCCTTTACCCTTGTCTACTGGAATAGCTCGACGCAAGCCCAGTGTTTGCAATTCAGCAATAGACTTCTGTTCCGCTGAGTCAGCCATAATCACCTCTTTTGAGTAGCCAAGGCTAGTGATGGCTTCTGCTATCTGGTTGTTAAGCAAGCCCTTTTTGACATACTCCTCTAGGATGTATAGCCGCTTATTCTCTCGGTCTATTTTGACGTGCATAAACGCCGTGGGGTCGTTTGTAAAACCAAAGTCAAGACCAAAAAAGGACGGTAGCTGTTTAAGCTCGTCCTTATTGAGTAATTTTTTCTCGTACTTGGGAAATACTAGCTTATCGAGGGTGGCAAACTCACCCAAGGCATAGATTTTGTAGTAGGCTTCGTTTCGGTTTGCTAGCTCCTCGATATTCTCCTTGGTCAAGTCGTCCAGAAAGCGATTGTCCTTGTACGTCGTTTGATAAACCACTGTATTTTTAGGGTTCTTCACAAAGAACGCATTATATACCCAGTTAGCTTTAGACACTGGGTTAAACATCAAGTAGATTTGTTTCTGCTTGTGAGCTTTATCCCTTAGACGAAGTGTTAGCTGCGTGTAATCATCGAGCGTAAACTCTGACGCTTCTTCCATGACCACGTCTGAAATGCCTTTGATTGACTTGATTTTTTCTGGGTTGTCCATCCCCTTGAAAATCAGCTCGGCCCCGTTTGGCAGCTCAATACGGAATGCGCTCATGTTAACCTTGCATAGATTAAGCACACCGAAATAAGACAAGGCTGCCTGCACATCCGCAAACACCGAATCACGAACCGTAGAGCCTACTTTACGAAGTATCAATATTTTTCGGGGTTTGTCCCACTTTTTAAGAGCTTTAAGAACTATCTTCTGGAAAACCCCATGACTTTTACCACTTGACGCTCCGCCATAGTGTACTTCTGTGAAGGTGTCATAATCAAACAAATGTTCATAGATGTGACGGTTAAACACCTTGCTTGGATTGATTTCAAGATTAATCGTCATTCCATTCACCGACATTAATATTGATATCTTGCGTTACATCGGCTTCTACCTTATCTGTCCACATTCTGTAACGTTTACCGATATCAACTGCCGCAGCTCGACGGGTGGCAACATTCGGCTTAGCTTGAGCAATGCGCTGCATACCTTCGCCGTCGAGAACAAGCAGGGGTTCTTCAACCTCGCCACGCATTACAGCCGTGAGAAATTCCATGACTTCCTGTTGATCCGCAACACGTTCCGACTTTAATTTCTCAAGTTGCTCGTCTATATAAGCCTTGATGTTAGCTTTAGCAAGCAGTCTACTTCCATTAGCTTTCGCAACATCATTGTTTTTAATATTAGGATAAGCCTTCTTATATGCTTGCGAAGCATTTAGGCTGATGATGTACTCATCGGCAAACTTCATTTGTTTCTCGGTCATCCCATTTTCCATCAACTCCTTTCTGATACTGAAAAAAGACAACCCACAAAATGAGTTGTCTCCGTTTTTCTTCGATAATATAATAATACCACTTTAAACACTTGTAAGATACCGTGCTTCCTCCGTCAAAATACCGAAATCTCAGCGTTCCACGACTAATTGACCATCTCTGTACAATTCTGCAAAAGCTAGGATAGCATTATTTAGCAATTCTTGAAAGGCTGTTCTTTCAAACCCAATCCCTTGGGCGATTTGCCAGTTTGGTTTAGGTGGATAAGCTAGGTATTTCTCTATCAAGATTCTGCGATAGTCTGGACGGTATAGACCACTAACTGCTTGCTCTATGGCTTCTAGCTCGTTCATAGCATCGACACGCCTAACTGCAATATTTTCCACTGGTCTGCTCACTCCACTGCCACCACGGGGCATAAAGGTGAATTCCTGTGTTATCTTTTGTTCAGCGCTATCGTGTGCAATCTCTCGCCATCGTGGGTATTCTCGAAGTTTGCGTTTGCAACGTTTGATTGTTGCTTTTTCATCAATTTCCGGCAATAGCATTTTAAGCCCTCTCTGGTATAATAGTAGTGTTGACTTTCAGAAAGTGCCGGCCATTGTGTCGGTCTTTTTTATTTTCTCGGCTCAAAATTATTAAGAGATATGAAAAGATTGAGTTTGTGAGCCTTGGTGTCACCTCCTTTCTAGCCATCGACACCAGCAAGGTCTTCGGCTTTTATTTTGTAATGCAAGATATCAATAAGAAAGAGGGTGTTTCACATCCTTTTTTCTTAAATTTGCTGGGTTTTTGTGCATCGGTCTGTCAGCGATGCGAGTGTTAAAAAGTGTTCAAGCCACTAAAAATCTTTATTCATTTTTTATTTTTAGTGATGACAGACAATGACTGGCAAGAGGAATCGAACCTCTTATACAACCATTCCAGTCTGCGATATAGAAATCATTTTGGAGGTTTTCCTCCTTTTTTTGAAATAATACAAGAATAAAGTAAGTAGAATTATGGAGATTTCAGTTTCGCATTGCAGGCATAAAGCCTTGAATAATCACGCCACCAGTAAGACGCTTTAGATTTGTGAATAATAAATAAAGGAATACCTACCTTCTATGTTTTAGATTTACTGGTTTTTGGTGCATCCACGACCAGTCACGCTTCTGCTGATTTGAATGAAAAAGAAATCAAAAGGCTCCTCTTTTCCGTATATATTGACTGGTAATAGCTAGCAAAGGAGTCGAACCCTCTTAAACCGTTCTAGCTACACGCCTAACGCATAGGCTGTATAAAGGGCTTTCCTGACCGTTGCTTTATTACGGCCTATCTTGCCTTTAGTGCGATATTTAAGAATGATGCGATCAACTTCATTGTCTAATCTCTCGCTCCATTCGTAGTTATTGAAGACATAATCAATAATTTCGCTGAATAACTCCCTTGAAAGTAGACCTTCCATTTGAATAGCTTTCAAAGGTGTTAGAGCAGCTTTCTCCGCATAGCACAGATTGAGGGCGTTTTGGACTCTGTTAGCATTTTTCTGGTCGCACCCTTTAACCTCTCTAATATAGCTATTTAGGTTGCCAGGGTGTTCCTTGCGTAGTTCTTCCACTTCCTCTTTGAACCGTTTAAACAGTCCTTCTGGCAGTCCTGCGTTGGTTTTATCCAACAATGGGCGTGTGGTTTTACCCCTTGTATAGTGCGTAGACAGATAATCTTGAAGGTCGTTGAACAGTTCATCAGAAATGATGCCTTCTAGTCTGTCGACAGTCGCTGGCGATATCCTCGCACGCTCAACAACCGCACTGTTAAACGCTTGATAAATGATGCGGGCTTGCAATTCACTGCACTGTTTCACATCTTGGAAAAACTGCTTATAAGAGCCTTTCTTGTGTGTTTTTCTAAGTCCCGCATGTTCACTGACTAACCGTTGATATAATTCTGGTGTCAGTCCGGAATATTTGTAGGTTTTGCTCATGAGCCACGTCCTCTTAAATAGCTAGGGATATCATCCCAGACGTTAACCGCATCGTATTGTTCCTTGCTAACCAAGAATTTCCCATACGCCCCACAATCAATGGTGTAGAGCTTACCAACCATTGATTTTCCAGTAACCTTGCCGTGTAGCTCCACTGCATTATCTGCCTTGTGGATAACTACTGTCTCGATAGGTCGGTTAACCACTCGCAAGACAGTAGTCACATTAATTGCTAGCGACACCAGTAGTAGAATCGTTGCTATCGTTAGATCTTTATGTTTCATAAATACCTCGCTATTTCTTTGATAACATTGACGGTCACACTATTCCCAGCCTGTTTATAGAGTTGACTGTTAGAATTGACCTCTTGCGCCTTGTCAAACGCCCAATCTGGAAAACCTTGCAATCTCCAACACTCTCTAGGTGTTAGCTTGCGAATGCGAAAGTTAGGAGTTACCACACCTTGGTTATCACCAGTCACTAATGTGTTAGCGATTCCTTCACCAACTCTTCCTCTACGTGTTTTGGAGTTAGGGTGCGACAAATTAACACTATCCCCCACACTTGCTTCAGCGTATCCTTGCTTAGTCGCTTCACGGACACGGATTTTGGGTTCTAATCCGCCGCCTTGCATCGTTCTTATTGTTGGTGATATACCATCCGTTTCGAAAACCACTCCACTTTGATTGAAGTTGGGCTGTAATACTCCATATTTTTTAATTTCATTCGGTATAGCAACTTGTTTAGGTCCTTTGTAGTCGGTTGCTGTTAGAGTTCCCACAATCCCTTCAGGGTCCTGCACTGTGTCTCTAGTCCCTTGAGCTGTTCCGTTAGGGTTTTTAGTGTTCCCTAAAATATTGATTCCTAACCGTTCAGCACTAGATTTCTCGTCTTTTCCTCCGATAGGAAAAACTTTTCGTCCACGTTCTCCTCTAAGATGTCCGATAATGAACACACGTTCCCGATTTTGTGGTACTCCGAAATCTTTGCTGTTAAGCACTTGCCATTCCACATCATACCCGAGTTCATCCAACGCTGAGAGGATTGTCTCAAAGGTATCTCCTTTGTCGTGGTTGAGGAGCCCTTTGACATTTTCAAGGAAAAGATACTTAGGTTTGAGAATAGCGGCGAACCTTGCGATTTCAAAGAAGAGAGTTCCTCTAGTATCTTCGAATCCTCTTCGATGTCCAGCAATGCTGAAAGCTTGGCACGGAAATCCTCCGCAAATTGCGTCAACGTGTCCGATTGCTCTGATTTCGTCATCTGTGACTTGTGTGATGTCATGTAATTCTAGTTCTCCTTCAGTGTTATGAATTGCCTTGTAACTTGCTCTAGCAAATTTGTCGATTTCACAGAATGCTACACATTCATGACCGGCACTCTCCATTCCAAAACGAAAACCACCGATTCCTGCGAATAAGTCAATGAATTTCAAAGATCTTCCTCCTTTGAATATTAGGGTCAGCTTGCTTTAAGTTGCGTTCGTCTGCCCACTCGTTGATTTTAGTAATTAGGTTATTCATCCGTTACCTCTTTCACTTCAACGCCTGGGCAGTTGAATACCCACCCAAAATCAGCATCTTCTAGTTCTTTGCGTGTAAACGATTGCGTTTTAATCTTCTTATCCACCCAATCTTCACCAAAATACCAATAACCGCCATTTTTTAATACACAATATTTATAGTCAATCCCCTTGATTCTAACCTCGTATTTAGGTTCTTTCTCGACCTCGTAGCCTAAAGTCCAAGCGAGGGCGAAAGTTTCTTGGTTTGTCTCTGTTCCTAGAAATTCTTTTAGTTTTGAACAATCTTCTTGACTTTCATAATTGTAAAAATCTATATCACTAATAAATAAAGCCCGCCCCAGATTAACGTTAGTAAATTTACAATACTTAATCCAATCTGCCACAAACTGCGGAACGACTGGTTTCGGGAAGAATGAGTCATATAGGTCTTCTGCGTACGATACAGAAATCTTCCCTACCTTCGATAGCGTTTGTATTGCTTCTTGTCTAGTCATCAATTTCCTCCATTTCAACCTTGTATTTTCTTGCATTGCGAGATTTAACACCTCGCAAACGGTGTAATTCATTAATCGCATCGTTCTTGTTGTTGAAGATATGCTCACTGTCTTCCATATTGTCGTAGTAAACTATAACTTTGTATTTCATATCATCCCTCGGTTCTGTCCCCATAGATTACTGTGGCAGTATATTTAACGTAGTCGTTGCCATCTTCCCAATCTGCGGTTAGTCTTACATCTATCAGTTCCTTGTTGTAGCCTTCTATCCAGGCGTTAATTTCTTCGTCAAGCGTGTCAGTGTCATATAGTTTGTCAAAAAATTTCACTTTGCGTTTCATATTTCTAATTCCCATAGTTATCGGTTCCGGTCCTTCTCTGAAAACCTTTGCCGGATTCTTTGCTATAAATTGCCTTAGCCATTGCATAACTCGACCATCTTCCTTAACAAATCTTCATCCGGCAACTGTTCTAGTGTCAGAATGCGATTGAGCTTTTTAACGTCGATACCTAGCTTGATGCTGATAAGCTTCATATCCTTGCGGTTGTTCCAAAACCATCTCGAAAATTCTTGTGTCTGATCTAATACGCTGGTATGTCCATAGTTTCCCGGTGCATATACACCAACCAACTTGTCCTTATATCTGCTATTCATTCGAGCTCCTTGATTTCAAATTCAATGCGTGGATTAGGACTGTACTTCTTACGAGCACTTAACTCACAAACAATACTGTCATCCGTCCAGACGATACCCTTCTTATCAACTTTGTTGTAACCAGCTTTTGAGATACTGTCAAAGAGCGATTTGACCAGATTATCAACATCTGGAGTTTTCGCATGCCAAAGCGTTTCAGACATAAAACTCTTGAATGCGTCCCACGTTTTAGCTCTAGCTTTTGGCGTGGGCTTTTTTGATACATTAAGCGGGGCCTTCATATAAAAAACGACATCTACTGAAATCGGACCGTCAAAGAATTGCCCATCATATTCTTGCTCAATAAGTTGCGAACATTGACGACGCCATGCCTTCATTTTAGAGTCTTCGTAAGTCCCGAACTTGCTAAATCGTGGCCTTGTTTGTGGTTTAGGCTCGATGTTTAAAATCATTTTCATGTTTTCACCAAATTAGAAGGGTAAATCGTCACTGCTGATGTCCATAGGGTTTGAATTACCGTATGGGCTGCTTTCTCTTGCAAAGTTTGGCCCTTGCGGTTGTGGTGCTTGCTGGCCAATTGTATTGCCTTGATTAGCATTACCTCCTTCACGCGCTGCACGGCTTTCCAACATTTGGAAGTTCTCAGCGACAACCTCGGTTACGTACACTCGTTGACCTTGCTGATTCTCGTAGCTACGAGTCTGGATGCGTCCAGTAATACCAATCAATGCGCCTTTTTTAGCCCAATTAGCCAAATTCTCAGCTTGCTGACGCCAGATAACACAGTTGATAAAGTCTGTTTCACGTTCACCATTAGCGTCCTTAAAGTTACGATTAACCGCAAGGCTGAACGTAGCTACTGCAATATTGCTGGTCGTGTATTTTAGTTCTAGATCACGGGTTAGGCGACCAACAAGACAAACTGAATTGATCATTGATTTTCTCCTAGAATTTCATAATTTACAAAGTTGTCATCCAACAGCTTAGCGAATTGATGCCATTGGTTTTCTCCACCGTGGAACGTAAGAGCAAGATTGACCTTGTAAGGTTCAGCGGGTTTGCTAGGCACTTCCTCGACGGGTTTAGCATCTTCGATTACCTCGCCAGTTTCAGCGTTTACCGCTTTGATTTCCTCGTTTGCTGACTGTTTAGCCATTGCTTCAATCTCTGCTAGGCGTGCCGCTTCTGCTTTCTCTTTAGCTTCCGCTCGTTGTTTACGCTCAATAGCTGCATCACGGTCTTTCTTCATTTGTTTGAGAATTTCAACTAGAGGTGTATCATTCTGCAATGCTCTAGTGTATGGTTCAACCGGCAGCTCATAGTCAAGGGCTTGTTCCTCAATCATGGCAATGTTAGCCTTGTATTCTTCCAAGCGGTCATACTCAGCCAAAACCAAAGCGTCGATTTCTTCTTCTGTCGCTTTTTTGAGCTTCATTTTCTTATCCATGAAGTCACCGACCTTAGAAAAGCTCTCGTACTTGTCCTTGAATGTGTCCTTGTCTAGTCCGGCTAGTTCACACTTGCTTTCAAATACTGATCTAACGTGGTCGATTCGCAGCATTTTTTTGTGTTCTTTGACTTCATCCCGTTTAGCGCGCAACTTGCCAAGTAGTGCATTCAATGGCTCTAGCGAGGTCGCTAGTTTAGATTCAAACTCGGTAAGTGGGTCTTTGTAGATTCTGCCAATTTCCTTACGCTTGTCATCCAGTTTGTCGCCAAGCCCTTTAAAACGAGTGATTTCTTTTAAGACCTCGTCATATTCCAAGCTGTCCAGTTGCTCGTCTGATAGCTCGCTAACTGCCGCTTGAATCGCTGCATCGAACTTGTCAAAATCAAAGTTGATTGTCCCCGGCGTATAGACCGGTTCAATCGTTTCAAGAAAATTGTTCGTTACGTCCTTCATTTTTATCCCTTTCGATTGTTGATTTGTGTTTGAATGTCGTTGCTTACCACGTTAAAACCTGCTACTAGCAACTCATGGAAATCATTTAGTTTGTACTTCTTCAAGTAGTAATTAGCTACTGTTTCGGTTGCTTGACCAGTAATTAAGGCAAGTTCGTTAATTTGTTGCATGATTATGTCATGTTGCTCGTTGCTAATGAAGTTAGGTTGTTGATCGCTTCTTGACTCATAGCGTGCTTGTTGCGGTTGCTGGTTTTGATGTGGTTGGGTGTTGCGAGGTTGGTTTTGTTGTAAACTGTCCTCTGACATTTCAAATTGGTCCACATCTTGGTCACCGATTGCAAATAATGACTGTAAAGCATATTTCCCAGCGTATGATTGCACCGCTCCTGTCCATTGCGGCTCGGTCATTTGTTTCAAGTCGCCGTTACGAGTTTTCAAAATCGGCACCGGAGACAACTCAGCAAACGCTACCGACTTCACGTTTGTATCTTTACTGAAAGCTGTAGCAGTGGCTTTGATATAGGTTTTGTCCATAATTACAACCAAGTCATAGTCAACAACGACACTCCAGTTAGACTTCAAACTCTTGAATACGTTGTAAATATCCTCAGCACTCCTTGAAGCGTACTTGGCGTTTCGTTCTTGCTTTTTTTCAAGCTGCATCCGTTGTTGCAACTCTGTGAATGTCATTTCTTCCATGTCATATCCTTTTTATATACCCCCTAATTCTCAAATTTCGGGGGTTATTTGCCGTTTTACCGTTTCTCTAGTGTAATTAATTGTGCCACTAGATTATTCAGGGCGGTTACAAGCGATTTTAGAGCCATTTCTTGCCCTTTGACTTTTTTAGACACCAAAGCTCCCTTTTGAGCTTGTTATTTTCTTGAGCTAGCGACAAGATTCTGTCTTGCTGACTATTGATAATCTCCCCCAGCTCACGACCTAAATTCATGTACTTGTTCCGCCAACGGTTATCGACTTCATAAGTTTCTCGTTCCATATTTAATGCCTACCCTCCCACCACTTCAATTATTTAATTATTTTTCGTTGCGTTTCTTAAATCCAAGAGTTAGAGCGGTAATACCTGCTGCAATTACTACCAGCCCTAAAGTGCTAGCGATGCCTTCTTTTTCCCCAGTGTTAGGGAGAACACCACCGTAAATGGTTGTTTTAGATGTCTCTTTGCTTGCTGGTGCGAAGTTATAAGATACTGTGACAGGTTGTGCCGCTTTTTTATCAACGCTCGTTTTAGGGGCTTTTTCTGGCGTGCTAGGTTTTTCTGGCTCTACTGGAATTTCAAGCTCTGGCAAATCGAGGATAGGGGCATCGTTCGGAACTACGCCACCTTCGAATGGTGGGAGTTCACGGACTTCAGGAATTCCAGGAATGCCTCCTTGAAACTCTGGTTTGTAATGGATAGGCGCTTCGTTTGGTACTGTGCCACCGTTCCACTCTGGGATTTCAACGACTGGTGGGTCATTAGGGACTACACCGCCTTCAAATTCCGGTTTTTCATATTTAGGGGCGTCGTTTGGCACCTCAAAAGTTGGCTCTGGCTTGTTTTCACCAGACGCATCTCCTCGGCCACCGACTAGTTGCACCTTAGAAGTCGATTTAGCCCCAGCGTCTACTGCTACCAACTCAGCCTTGTTGGTTGGGTTAGTGCTATCTTTGACAGCGTTCTTCAAGCGTGTCTTGTAATCGATATACATGATTCGATTGAACTGTTTAAATTTAGCGTCGAAGCCATCAGCTCTAACGTTCCAGCTTTCAAGGTAGTCTTTGGCTGAGAAATCGATGCCAGTCCATTTGATAGGGTCTTCTACGAAATAGATGTTTTGAGAGCCTTCGACGAACTCTTGATTATCAGACCAAGTGTCCTTCAATTTCGCATAATTCAACACTTGACGGGCAGTGTTAAGACGCAAGCTCCAATTGATGACCTGTGGGTCTTTCTTGTCTTGACTGCCCCATTTAGAAAGTAATTCGTCAGTTGGGAGAGGACTTTCGTCATCAATTTCAAAGGTCTTAACTGTTCCGTTGAAATTAACAGTTACTGGTTTACCCGGTTCAACAATATCCAACCACTTAGCGTCGAATTTAAGAGACATTTTCTTGTTCAATGGGTGTTCAGCAAAGTAATTGTTGAACGTGGTAGTGATCACTCGTGTTTGTGCGTCAGCGTTTGCCTTACCGACAACATTCTCGTTGTTGTAAACATCGAAATCAAAGCTAGTCTGCAAGCCGATTTCTTTAGGCAACTCAGTAACCACCTTGTCGCCTTCATTCACCGGCACGTTGTCTGGAATTTGAATATCCTTATATTCAACTTCAAAAGGTGAGTATTTACCAGTGCCGTTAGGGAAAGTAACCTCAACGTTTGGATTTTCAACGTTGATAGTGTCGCCTGCTTTGGTAACGCTAGTAGGTGCCACTGGGGTTTCAGCAATCGGTTGAGATTCCACTGGTGCTGGTGCTAATGCTTTTGGTGTTTCTCCCACTGGAGCAGCTTCGACTGGTGCCACTGTTTCAGACGGTGCCACTGTAATGTTGCCGCCGTTATCAGCGGTGTAGACGTTAGCTGCAGTTGGTTGTGTGTCCACCACTGGTTGAGCAGTTTCGTCCGCTGATACCGCCCCAGCTCCAATCAATAGAGCTGTAGCAAGAGCAAGCGTTCCGCACAAGCCATAAGCTTTGCTCTTAGTGAAAGATGGTTTAGCGACTGTTTGAGTGTTAAAAGATTTCATGGTATAATCTCCTTGTAAATGTTTTTTTCTTGCATGGGCCCTAACCCATGCTTTTTTAGTGCCTTCAATCCGCACCCATAGCCCACCGTTTCATGTTTTTTCAATGTTTTTTAGAAAGGTATGTGTGGGTAAAGTTTATATTTTTTGGGGAAAGGTATAAGTTACACTCCACGGTGAGCCGTGGCTACGGATTGAAAGTTATGTTATTTGCTATATTTCTGTTTAAGCCGCTCTTGTTTTTCCTCTGGGGGTTTCCACCCATTCAAAGAACGGCTCTTGCTGTTTGGGCTTCTTTCTGGTTAGCAATTTCTTTAGCAGCTTCATGAGTTACCCCACTAATTGATCTAATGGCAATCCGTGGTCAGCGTTGAATCGCTCAGTTTTAGCTGTGTAAGATTCCCATTGTGGAACTACGTAAGTTTCAGTTTCTTGTTTCTTGTTTGACCAAATCCATCCGAATAGTTTTTTCATGTTTTTTACCTCTCTTATTCTTCTAACTATGATTACTGTATTGTTATCTATTAGTTATTATTGCTAGTTAGTGTGCGATAGCACCATATTGTTGTTAGTTAGTGCCGGTAGGCTCTAGATTGTTATATATTAGTACTTGTTATATATTAGTACTTGTTAGTGTCCGATTATTCATCGTATGAATTATCATCGGTTGAATTATTCATCGTATGAATTATCATCGGTTGAATTATTCATCGTATGAATTATCATCGTATGAATTATCATCGGTTGAATTAATGGAAATTCCATTTATCGAACTATGAATTTTCAAGGCTACCTGTGGATAACTCTGTGGATAACTTTTTATCAAGGTATTCTATAAACTCGTCTGTCATTGGTATGTCTGATGCACAGACAACTATTTCAAAACCTTTTTTATAGCCCTTGCTTTTTCTAAACACCACAACATACCGTTTGTGTTTTAATTCTTCAAACGCTGAACGGTGTGAGCTTCTTCCGTTGGTCGACCTCTTTTCGAGTTCTGACAAATAAACTCGCCAATCGCTTTTATTTATCAAAATTTCAGCAAGTAAACCCTTAGCTTGTAAACTCAAGCTAGCGTCTTGCAAAAACTCGTTATTCATGCACGTATAGTTTTTTTCATCATTAGTGAAAGATATATTTCATCCGCTTATGCTCCTTTCTTGTAGATGCTCGTGGTCTGACTCTGGCAGGGGTCAGCCTTTTTTTGTTGTCTTGACGACACTAGAGAACTAGCGAGGACTTTTGGATTTTATTTTTAGGAGTCATTATAAAATCAAATCATCTAATGGTATTGCTTACGTTTCAACTGAATTGTTGCCCCGCTAGCTCACCAGTGCCGTCAAGGTGTTGATATTATTTGAATCTGTTTTTGGTTTTCCACTCGATGAAGGACTTGAAACCTTCATAGTTGATGAAAACCAGTTTGTGTGTTGGGTTGAATACGTAGTCTCGAAAGTCTTTGTTATCCCTCATTTCTCGAATGAGGTTCTTTGCCATTGACTTCCCCAAGCCTTCCCACCGCTGCATGAGGTGGTCGTAGTCTCCCCACTCAGCCGTTTCGTTAACTCCGACTGGTTTGTAGGTGATTTCCATTTCGTTCCCCCCTTTTTAATCCTCTTGTTCGATGAGTGGCAGGATGTCGTTAGCTTTTAGCAATTCATACAAGAACAAGCGCCCCTTTTGTGTCCAAGTCGTTGTCATATTGACTTGATCTTGACCGTTCTTATCCTTGTAATCAAATGTCGAACTATCGACATAGCCCTTACCAATGTGTTTCTTATACAAAATCCATTGACTGTTGACCTTGTACTGAACACCTAGATCATGCAAGATTGCATTGAACTTTCTGGCACTCATGCCGTAATCTGCCGCAATCTGGGTAACACGCACCGCCCCTTTACTTTCTAGAATGATGTCGAAGTAGCGTGCTTGCTCTTGCGCCAAGGCCAACTCAGCCTCTAGTTTCACCACTTTAGCCCGTTCGTCTTTAAGAGCTTGAAAGGCTGCAATGGCAAGGTCAGGATCATTAAGTAGCTGGTCTGTGGCATACATGCCATGTTTGCGTATGGTTGGCAAAACCTCTGATGTGACCCAACGTTTAAACTCCTTGGCTTGTGGTAGTTTGCTGGATAGGATGAGCGAGTAAAGACCTGATTCGTTGATGATTACTAGGTCTTGCTTACCTCCAGGGGTGTCCATTGTGGTCACCCCTTTATCCTCTCCGTCTACATGGGTACGGATTGCTTTAGCGGTTCCTGAGTAGCCTAAAATCTCTGCTACATCTTTCCCTACGAAATAAGGCTCGTTGTCAACTGTTACAGTTCGGACTGCCTTCCCATTAAAGTTAAAAATTTCATTCATAGTGTTTCCTTTCTTTGCTATAATAGTTAATAAAAACGAGGTATTAACATGAAGAATAAATCCGAAGTATTAGTACCACTCATGTTAGTGGGTTTGCTATACGTTGAATTTCACTGCATTACACCAGATAGCCATTCAGCTTTGACTAGCCTAACTGACATCAATTGGATGTATCTATGTCTAGTGATTGGTGTTGCTTTATTAATCTCGCTGATAGCGCTAAGCTATATTCATGACGTCCTACTCTTTTTCAAGCTTGAGAAAGAGGGAGATATAACTTATAGCTTTGTGATCGCTTTGGCTATCTTTGGAATCCTCGTTTTGAGAAACTGCTTAATTGTCCTGTCTGATACTCAATTTGGAAATTTAATGTCCTTCGTCAGCTTCCCTATCTTCGGCGCTTTCTGGTCGCTTTCCAAACGAACGCTCAAAGCGAATAGGAAGCAAGATAAGAACCCCAACAAGCATTGAGAATGTAAAGAACATGTAGGTCGTGAAGTCCCATTCTGGGATTGTGCGGCCTTTTTGCATGAACTCGATAAAATCGTGAATGTGATTCATTTTCTTCAACCTCCTACTCTCCTAAATCAACCCAAGTCTCGTCGATACCCAAGACATCGCACACTCGGTTTTTCAATCTGTTGCTTCCTTTACCATACTTCAGCAATTCTGAAATGGTAGGCTTCTTTACTCCACAAGCACGAGCAAGGTGTGTTTGTGTCATCCCCTCCGAATTCAATTTGTCTTTGACAAGCTGAGTCCACTTTTGATGTTGTTGAGTCATATTCTCTCCTTTCTTTTTTAAAATATTGACTAAAAAGTTAGCTAATTTCTTGACATCGATAAATAAATTTATTAAAATCAAGACATAGAGAAAAGACTCACTAAAAAAGTAAGGGTTACCTATTCAAAACGGACGCCAATCAGTTTTTAGGTTTTTATTTTTTTAATTGTCTTATTCGCTAACTCTTTAGCTTACAAAAATATTGTAATAAATTTATTAAAGTTTGTCAATGGTTTTGTAGTAAATTTATTAAATATTTTTTGTCGTGCCTTAGAAAGGTTGATGTATCAATGTTTTTCACATTTGAAAAAATAAAAGAATTGGCTGACAAACAAGGTATTTCATTAAATAAACTTGAAGAAAAATTAGGTTTTAGCAGAAATACAATTTATAACATGAAGAAATCAACACCAAATGTTGAACGAGTTTCAATGATTGCCGACTACTTCAACGTGTCCACTGATTATCTTCTAGGTCGTACTGATAATCCTAATATAGCAAACAACGATAGAATCGCAGGTTACACGTCTGACGACCTCCGAAAAATGGCAGAGAACGCCAAGACATTCGATGGCAAGCCACTTACTGAAGAAGACATCGATGCCATCCAGAACATCATTGAGATTTATTTGAGAGGTAGATAGTATGACAAGTATTCCAATGAAA